GCCCTCGATCAGCGGGAGGCTGGTCTTTGTCCGGTTGAAATACGAGACGCAGAAGTGACGCCCGGCGAGCTTCAAGAGCGAGCTTTGTGGCGTGATCGGCGTTCCGTGGTAACAGACCGTCATCACAACCAGACCTCGCAACGCAGGCGCTCCGAAGGCCGGGCGATGTCCACGCGAACGCATCCGTCGATCAGTGATCCGATGGCGCGGGCCAGCGTTTCGGCGCGGGTCATTTCGTCGGGCAGCGTCACATGGTCGAAGCCCTTCAACACGTCGCGCAGGGTCCATTGCAGGACCATCGCATCGCGCGGCGGCTCCGAGGGCCAGTAGGCGGTGACCTCGTAGGAGTGGCCGTGCAACTCCTTGCGGATCGGGTCGCGGTGAGACGCGGAGAAATACCAGCCGGCGCCGGTGAGGGATTGGGTCACGCGGCCCTCGCTTGCATCTGCCTTGAACCATAAAGCGCGATCAACGCGGCTTCGGCCCGCCCGTCATCCTTCACGCGCGCCCACTCGCCTGCGTAGCGCGGGAAGTAGCGGGACGCGACGGCGCGTGCGCCATCCTTTTCCGCTGGTACGCCTAAGGCGCGCTTCCAGACCTGCGGTGTTACGTCGTGGATCGTCAAAAAGTTGGCGGCGCAGATACCGCGTATCAGCCCATAGCCGCGCCCGAACGTGAACGCCCCGACCGCGCCTTCGCCCGGCCGCACGCCGACTTGCTCCAGCCAAACCTCGCGCACCTCAATCGCCCACTCGTCAACGATTCGCGCGAGCGCATATTCGTCGATCACGCGCTTCTTTAGCTGGAGCGTCGGGATGTCGATGACGGTGAGATTGCCGGACGGCTTCAAGAACGCAAGCGCGCCCGAGAGGCCGGGGTCTATTGCCAGGATGGTCACGACAGGTCCCCTAACAGAGAAGGTTGCACTGGCTTTGGGGGTGGCTCGTCAAAGAGCCGGGGCTGTTCGTAAGCCTTGGCGATGCGGCGGCAGGCCGTCTCGAAATGCGCCGGATCAATCTCGCAGCCGATGAACGCGCGCCCCCGCTGCACGCAGGCGACCCCGGTTGTTCCGCTTCCTGCGAACGGGTCGAAAACGACACCCTCCGTCCAGCCTACAATCGCCCACATAAGCGCCACAGGCTTCTCGGTAGGGTGGTAGACGTTCCCGGTGCGGGGACACTCCACAACGTCGGTCGGTCGCCCTCTAGGCCACCTGTGCTCGGGGCCTGGATAGAAGCACGCGACCTCAGTCTGCCGCGCGTGCTCGTGCTCCAGGTCGCCCATTGACCAGTTATTCTTAACCCATGTCACGAGGCTCTTAGGCTTCGGAAGTGCGGCGATATTGTCCCACCTGCAGAAGACATAGCTGGAGTGGCGGGCCGGTATTTCGCATGCCCACCGCAGCAGTTCATCGGTTCCGTCGTTGGCGATTTCCGCGTGCTGCACCGTCCGGTAATTGCTTTGGAACGCCATCCCGAACGGAGGGTCCGTCACAACCGCGTCAACCTTCCCCAACGTCGGAAGGATGTCCCGGCAGTCGCCCAGATACAGCGTCGCATCCCCGATCACCTCCTTGCGCTGGTAGCTCATACCACCTTCTCCAACCCTTCCAGATCGCTACGCGGTGCGCCGAACATGACGGCGCGGTGTTCGTCGCAATAGGCGGCGGCGTCCGGTGTGGTGCGCCAGCCCTTGCGGCAACACGAAATCAGATCAACCCCGGCGCCGTCTACAGGAAACGCACATTCACCGAACGCGCGTTCTAGCCAATGCTTGGCGGTCGGCGGTACGGCGTGTGTCTTGGGGACGTAACGCGCTACGTCGGCGGGGGCGGGGACCTTGGAGATTGACCAGTTGGCGACGCGCTTGCGGGCGGGCGACCGTTCGGAGCGGACGGATGATGCGACGGAGTTAATGAGCCCCCGGCTTGCCGCGTCACGTTTCAACCCCCGTCGCGCGCAGGCCCCGGCGATAGCACCGCGCCCCTTGCCGAGGATGCGCCCGATCTCGGTGAGAGAGTGGCCGATCCGCCAAAGCTCTTCGAGCTTCGCCTCCTCCTCCGGCGTCCACCATGTTACGGCGCGCATGGGCGGCTTGTCGAACCCGCCGTGGTTTATGCGTGCCTTCACGGCGTCCACGCTGCGGTCGAGGTCGGCGGCGATGCGTTGCCGCGCCCACCCTAGCCCGACAAGCTCTTGCAAGCGTGTCAGCTCTTCCGGCGTCCAACTTCTCACGGCCGCACCTTCGCGACGGAGAAACCGCGTCCGTTGTTCGCGCGGGCGATAGTGTCGAGGTGCGCCTGGTGGTCGTTCAGGCTTGGCAGGTATTGGTCCGCCAGCCGGTGGATCGGAAGGTCCGCGTATTTTGGGAACTTCCGCGCGTTGTTTTTGCGTTCGGTCACTTCGTTTGCTCCTGAAGGGTTGTTTGTGGCGACAGGTTTCACGCCGCCCCCACAAGCGCGCCAATCGGCAAGCCGGTGACGCGCTCAAGGCGCAGGGCGACGTCAAGCGACGGCTTACGCTCGCCGCGACGGATGCGGGTGATTGCCGAGCGCGACAGGGACAGTTCGTCCGCAAGGCGCTGGTCTTTGTAGCCGTTGGCGGCCATCCACTGAGCTAATGTCATGGCCCTAGTGGTGACGCATAGGCACGGCGGGGTCAATCATTAAAAACGGCCTGGGGGCGCATTTTTTTGTTGACCGTCACGCTTGCGTGGTGACTATGGGGAACAACGCAAACGGAGAAAACGAGATGCCCAAGTTTGTTGGATACCGCGCCAGCCGATCCGCCCTAGGCGGCCTTCAGAACGGCTATCAGACCCCCCGCCGCACGCAGGACTGGTCGAACGGCGAGACGGTCAGGGTCGGCTTCCTGACGCTGGAAGTGGTCGAGAAGGTCGGCCCCGACTACCGCCTTTGGAACCCCGCCAACGGTCGGAAGTATGTTTTCACCCCGCACATGGGGCTTAACGCGGGTTGGGAGGTCTAAGATGCCCGCACACATCATCGCCACGTCGCACGGCGACAAGCGGACGCCTTATGACTGGTCGCGCAAGGTGTCGCTACTCGAAACCCCGGCGGGGTTTGAGGTCGTCACGGAACAATGGTTCTTTAGCCGCGACGGCGAGAAGGACTGCGATATAACGGTCAGCCGGTTCGCCAGCATTACGGAAGCGGCGGCGGCTTATGGGGAGGCGGCTTGATGGCTACTATCACCACCAATATTCACCTGTCGCCCGGCGACGAAATTGATATCGAGCGCGTGGACGGCCACCAGTGGTTGCGACTTAGCATGAGATGTTCGGTGTTCGCTTCCGACGCCGATCTTGCCCGCATCCGCGACGAGATCGACCGCCACTTGACCATGGTGCGCGACCGTGCGGAGGCCGCGTGATGACGCGCAAAGCCTACGTCATCCATTCGGAGTCGCGTTGCAGCGAATGTTGCGCCCGCGACTTCTCACCCAGCGTCGAGGTTTACGAACTCACCGGGGAGCTTGTCTGCATCGATTGCGCTGATGAGGTCTTGGAATGGGAAGCGGCCAAGGCCGAAGAAGACGCCCAATGACCCGCTTTCATTGCCACGCCGGCCAAGTCTACCTCGACCACACGCGCCTTGCGCCCGAGGTCGTGCGCGGGCTGATCCTGCTTTTCAACCGTGAGCGCGCTTGGGCGTTGCTCGATGACATTGGAGCCGCCGCCGACGAGGCGGGGGTGTTTTTGGAATTGGAGGTGGCGTGATGCGCCCTTGGTCCTGGTACGCCTACCAAACGGCATCGTTAATCGTGATCACCGCTTGCATTGGGCTGGTGGCGAAACTGACGGGGTTTTTGTGATGACCCGCACATCCTATCACGTGGTCACGGCGGCGGGCGCTGTCGCCTGCACTCTTGAAACGCTCTCGCACGCGGTCGAATGGGCGAAGAACCACGCGCACGTTGTTCCGGGCCTGGCCGTGAAAAGAATTGACACCGTAACATCGGAAGCCGTTGTTTGGACCGACAAGGAGATTGAAGCGTGAGCCCCACAGACACCCGCCCGATCCCGCTAACCTGCGGCGGCACGGCTTACCATGACCCCGACACCGGGACTCTGTGGCTGTGTGATCAGTGCTTCGCGCCGGTCGGTAAGCCGGGGATGCCGCCGTTCTGCCGCGACCTGCATGAAGCTGGAGGACTGACGCCGTGACGTGGCAACCGATAGAGACCGCGCCGAGGGATGGGCGCGATATTCTGCTTTGGGGCGTCCGAAGCTATCCGCGCCGCCCTCAACCCCACCAAGCACGGAGGCGAGCGTGAGTGAGCGAGAGAGGATTGCGCGGATCATGTGGGAAACCTGGGTCCGTGAGGCGGACGCAGGCCCGATCAGTTGGGAGGATGCCCCGCTGTACGCCCCCGAGGACGCTAGGTGCGTGCTGGCTTGCGCCGACGCAATCCTAGCCCGACCAGAGCCTTCCGAGGCCGTGGTGGATGCGGTGGCGCGGGCGATATACCGGCGAACCGAGGTCTACCCGGAGTACGCTTTGGCGCAGATGAACGGCATCTTGGCCGAAGACCTAGCCCGAGCCGCTATCGCTGCATATGAAGGGGAGAGGGGGAAGTGAGCGCGTCCGCTGCCGAAGCCAGAATCCGCGCCAAGGCCGAGGCGGTCCTACGGGAGCACTTTCCCGACGCCCGTATCGTCCACGAGTTCCCGGTCGCAAACGTCCGCTTAGACCTTGCCGCCATCACCCCGGATCGCCTCGCCTTGGTGGAAATCAAAAGCGAACTCGACACCCTCTCCCGCCTTGAAGGTCAGGTGCGTGGGGCGCTGTCTGTGGGAGGGCCGGTTCTGGTTTGCTTCGCACCGCGCTGGGCCGCCGCCATCCGTGAGATTTGGACGAGCAAGGGGCTCTACAACGTCGAGTGGCTTCCCGAAACGGACGCCGGCTTTGCGAATCTGCACCCTATGCGGCTGGCTCCAAACCAAGATCGGTACAACAATCGCGCCTTGCTCTGGTTGTTGGTGAAGCCCGAACTTCTGGAAATGGCGCGGCCATTCGGCGGAAAGTCGGGCCACACCGTTACGGAACTCCAAGCGCTCGCGCACGATAACCTGACTGGCCTGGAAATACGTCGTGGCGTTATGGCCGCCCTTCGCGCCCGGCGGTTTGGCTGGACGTGTGACCAACCTGCAAAGGACGCCCCATGACCCGCGCTGACCTGATCGCCGCCGTCCGCACCGCATCCGATAAGCCGTACCTGCCAGAGCGTGAGTGTCTGGCTATCGTGCGGGGGGTGTTGGGAGTGGTGAGAGAGCCTAGCGAGGGCGATACCTACGCGGTTATGAGGGCTCGTCAGGAAGGCGGCGCGTTGCTGTCCTACGCGATGGACGCGGCTACCGACACCCCGCCACACTCGCCTCTAGCTCCGCCTCCCGCCCGATCCTGAGAGCACGTCCGGCGCGGTATAGCTTGGCAAGCTCAAACACGTTCGGAGCGCCAGCAATCGCCGCATCGGTGTCGGGGTACTCGGGCCTAGGGCCGGGGTCGGTGGCGCACTTGACGGGGATGGGCACGCGGACTTCGCGGACCTCAATGCGGGGTTCGGAAGCCGTAGCGCAGGCGGTGAGGGTGAGGGCGGAAAGGCCGACAATTGCCGCTTGAATTGCTGGCCTCATTACTGGCCTCCCCTCAGAACATCCAGAGCCCCCGCGCACACGTCCTCGGGAGCCGGCCTCGCCAGCACCCGGTCAGCATGACGGCGGGCACTCTCTGCCACAGCGCGGGCGTCTCTGGCGGCTTTGGCGCTTTGGGCTACACGCCTATCGGATTCAGCCTTAAGGCCCGCCACGGCGCGGCTCTGAGCCTCTAGCGCGGCCTCTAGCGTCGTGGTGTTGGCTTTGCATGTGGTGAAGTCGGCCATAGCCCTCGCCGCGACCGCTTCGGCCTTCGTGACGCGGTTCTCGGCCCTGATCGCCCGCGTGCACTGTCCAACCGCAAGGGCCATGAACAGGACGGCGACACCGGAGGCGATAGGGCCGGCGAGTCTGCTAGTCAGTAGCGTCAGGATCATCAGAACGCCCTCTCCACCCACATCTTAAGCACCCGCAACGCCCCGACCAACGCGAGCGCCACCAGCTTCACCGCGATCAGGAGCCCGAGCAGGACGCCGAGGATCAGGACTAGCCACTCGGAACCGTCCATCACGCGGCCCGCCTGCCGACCGACCACTTGCCCCGACGCCACGCCAGGTAGTCGGTCGCATCTTCCAGCGAGAAGAACGGCTTGATGTAGCGAACCGGGTCGCCAATGTGGTCAGGGTCAATGACGGCGGCCATCGAACGCGCCCAGTTGCCGTCCTGAAAGCCCTTTTCCTTGGCGTAGTGGTCGAAGTCTTTGTACGCGCCCACCCGGAAGCCATGGCAGAGCCGGCGCGGGTCGTTGTGGAAAATCGGTATATAACCAGTTGTATGTCGATGACCGCAGGCCAGGATATGATCCCGGTGGCCGAACAGGGTCTCCCGCACCAGCGCGTGCGCCGGGTTGAATTGCGAGCCCCCTGGAAAGTCGTGGCGGACGTGTAGCCGCACCGCAGCCCCGCTCGGCATGTTCAACTCAAGCCGGGCGCCGCTTTCCTCCAGCCCGCCGATCTGGCCGAACAGGCGGTGGATATAGTCCGATACGTCGCCCTTCTCGGTGTTCCAGTTGTCGTGGTTGCCCTTGATCCGCAGAAGCCACGGAAGCGAGCCCATGAGCCACTCGATCAGCTTGAGCGATTGCTTGGCGGTTATCTCCTGGTGGGCGTAGAGCTTGGCGAGGCGACCCACCCAATTGTTGCTATCGTCGCCCACGTCCACGGCTAAGACGCCCTCGGTCTCGCGGCAAAGCCTGACGTCGCGCTCTAGGTCGCCCCACGCGCAGCCGGGGTCATCAACGTGCGGATCTCCGAAAAACGCCAGCATGATCGGCCCGTCGATATTGACCTGCACCTGCCGCAGTTTGCCCGCATCGTGGTGGGCCTTCCGCTTGGCGTGGCGCTCGGTCAGTTCGGCGATCAGTTCCTCGGCGGACTTCTCCCCGTCATGCGGGAGGTCGTCGAATGTAAAGGCAGGCTTGACGGTTTCGTCCAGTTTCAAACCATAGCGGTTGACGGCGACGTTCAAGCGGTGCGTCGTGGTGTTGAGGTCGAGACACAACCGGCGAGCGGTTTCAGCGCGGGCCGAGAAGTTCCGCCGCCCTCCCCGATTCGCGCCCGTCCCGAAGCCCTCTGAAACGCACTCGTTATAGACCGCGACCGTGCGTTCGGCCTCTTCGATGGAAAGCTGTTTCGCAGCCATTACGCCACCATCTCAAAGTGCGGGCCGTCGTACTCGCCCCGCTGCCACGGCACGCCGTCGCGGTTCCAATCCGCACCCCACCTGACATTGACCCCCACATCCTCGGCGGCGGCCATCATGAGGTCGCGGATCACCCGAAAGCGGGCCTTGTCCGACCAGGGGACCGCGCCGTCGATCAGCGGCACAAGGTCAACCGCGTGGCCGGTCCCGTCCGCCTGGATCATGTGCTTGCTGTTCCGGGTCCAGGTCACAATCTTGCCGGGCTTGGTGCGACCTTGGGCATAGAGCTGGTTCTGCCTGGCCGATGACCGCAGCCCCTCGGTCACGCGGATGGGAAACGGGGAAGCCTTCGCGGCTTGCTTGACCGTCTCCACTAGCTTAGGATTCACACCCTTCAAGCGTTCGTTCGATAGCGCCTCAAGTTCCGGCATTAGCTGCCCTCCTTTGGCTCTGTGTGATTGGTGAGGCCGATCAGCGCGGCGACCCCGCCGGCCACGCCCCCGTAGAAAACCCCGAGGGCGGAGAAATCGAGCGTCTGCCCTTGGGCGAGCGCGACGAACGGCAGGCCCAGGCCCGAGAACAGGGTCGGGACCGACGCCACCCGGCCAATGGCCCAGGTCACGCCGTCGGGACCAGTTAAGAGGTCACGAACGAGTTTCATCTGCCGCCCACGAGATCGACAATCCACTTGCCGACGCCCAGCACGATCAGCCCGCCGAACACCGTGAAGAACACGCCGACGGTCGCGAACACGCCCTTGCCGACCTTCTGCAGGCCCATGAGGTCCTGGATGTGCCGCGCCGAGCGGCGGACGTCGCCGATCAGGCCCCGCCCGCCATTGCCGTCGCTGTCGGGCTCCTCGCCCAGCTTGGTTTCGATCGCCTCCAGCGCCTCGCCGGTCACGCGCAGGCTGTCGGCCATGGCGCGCAGGGTCCTGGCGGTGTCCTCGCGATAGGCCGCGCGCTCGGCCTCGGCCTTCTCAAACCTGTTTGACAGAGCGCGGATGTCGGCCTGCAGATCGTTGTGCGAGGCTTGGACGGTCACGGCGGATCATCCGCCGCAGGCTTCCCCGCCCCGGTCGCCACGGTGTTGCCGCGGCGGATCACGCCCGCGCAGCCGATCAGGTTGATCGACGCCCGCCAGCGCGAGCCCGGATAGGTCGAGACCGTGTTGTCGGTCACCACGCAGTCGCGGCCGTCCTGCAGCGAGATGCCGTTCGGATAGCCGCCGACAATCCGGTTGCCTCGGATCGTGATCCGGTCGAACCCGCCGTCGTCAATGCCGGCGCGGACGTGGTTGAAGCCGCAGACGCCCTGCGTCTCGCCCACCACGAGGTTGTCCTCGATGACGATGTCGGCCGTGGGTGGGCTGGTCGGCCGGCTCCAGAGCTGGATGCCGTCCGGGTGCTCGTCGCCCAGGATGCGCGTGCCGTGGATCACATTGCCCGCGATCCGGCCGTTGCGGCTCTCGCCGACCTGGACGCCATCGGAGCGCATCCGAGACAGGCCGCAGTCCAGCACCTCGAACCCGTCCACGCGGCTGATCACCACGCCGGACTTGTAGCCCGACGCCCGCAGGCCCGAGATCATCACGCCCGAGCCGCCATTCACAAACACGCCGTAGCCGTCCGCCAGCCTGGCGTCTTCGGCGCCGGGGCCGACCATCTCGGCGTCCTTGATCGTCAGACCGACCACGCGGTCAAGGCGCAGGCCCACCCATGTCCCGCCGATGATGGTCAGCCCTTCGACGCCCGCGCCGGGATAGAACAGGCCCCGGATCTCCGCCTTGCGGGCGTCGATCGTCACGCCTTTCAGCGCCGCCGCCTTCGGCCGCCAGGGGCCGTCATAGACGCCCTCCAGCACCAGGGTCTGGCCGGGCCGCACTGAGGCCCGGGCGTCCGCGAGTGTTGAGGCGGCGATCATCTCAGACCCACCCCCGCGCCACCTTCCAATCGGTGATGGCGCTTTGCAGCACGTCCCGATGGACCAGCCCGCTGGGGTGGATGTTATCCCCCCACACTTCGCGCACCGTCTTGCCTGCCGCTGCCGCGCCGCCCAGCGATCCCGTAAGCGTCACCGTGTAAGGGCCGGAACCCGTGACCGCCGTCACATCGCGCAGGGTTCCATAGCTGCCGCTGTCAAGCAGCACCGCCAGGGCCATCCCCAGGCTCGGCGCGTCCGTGGTGACAATCGTCCCACCCGAGACATAGGCAGAGGAAAGCGTGCTCGAATAAGGCCGCACCGGCCAAAGGTCCCGCTGCGTCGATGTGTCAACAGAGCTGTATCGCCACGGCGCGATGGAACCGATGATATAGCCCCCGGCGCGATAGTACGCCGACGCATCGCCTAGGCCGTCCACGCCGCCGACGTCGGCGTTGAAGTCCCACGCCTGAACGTCCGTCCCCGAACCGCCGTAGTTGTAGCCGGATTGCGGTGTCTGGCCCCCGACGTCCGCGTAGCCGTTCGAACTGGTGACGGCCGGCAGGCACTCGATCTGCGTGATCGGCTTGCTCCAGAGCAGACCGTAAAAATCGACGAAACCAGCCCGAACATCGCCAACAAAAGGAACGGTGTTCGAGATGTGCTGGCAGAGCACTTCATCGAAGGGCAGCTCGCCATAGGCATCGACCACCTGCTGCACCGCGTTCCGCTTCCCGGCCCAGTTGGATGTCGTAGTCCAAGGCGAGCCGGTGCCGACCGCGCGCTGACCTGGGATGCACATGATGTGATAGCCGAGACGCTGGCTGCCCGAGTTGTTATCGAGCCCCCGCGCAACGTAGCCGAACTCGTTCCGGCTGCTCCAGTTCGAGATGGCCCGGCTGTCTGCGGACCCGTAACCGATACTGTCGCCGACAACTATGATCGCAGGCCGTCCGTCGCCGCCCTTCGCAATCATCATAACAGGCTTGTAGAAGATGCCATTACCGCCGCTGTTCGTCACGGCCACGTTGTCGGTCAGCCGCGCAAACCACGTCGTCGTGGCGCCGTTCATTCTCTCCTGCCCCAGCGGTGAGGTGGGGAGCGCCTGCTGGGTCACACGCGGGATTGTGACCGAGGTTCCCGAGACCCTGAACGTGAGCCGGGCGACATAGCCGGTATTTGCCGAAAGTGTCGCGGCGACCCGTGGTAGCCACTCGCCACCGTTCGCGTTCGTGACCGTCGCGCAGCCCCCTTCCGCCGCCCCGTCGCAGGCCGTCCAGACGCCCGAAGACGTCTCAATGGACCAGCCTTGAACAATGATCGAAGCGCCCCCTGCCAGGAGGGTTTCGCCGCCCGACGACGGGCTGAAAAAGGACGGGCAGAACACGCGCGGATCGGTGACGGCGTAGTCCGGCGTGGCAAAGCGGAACTCTACGACGAAATAGGTGTTCGTCGCATGGCTCGCGCCCTCTGTCGGCCAGCGGAAGCCGGTCCCCATCACGCTGAATCGATCCGCCGACGTGCCGCCGGAGGACGCCGCAGCCGGAGCCCCCCCGAACGGTAGCCCGATCCCGATGCCGAGTGACATTGCCATCAGACTTCCCCAAACCCACGCAAAGCAACGAGCCGATATTTGAACGTGAAGTTGTTGGAGGCCAGCAGCAGGCGGATGTTTGTCGCTCGCCCGTAGGAGCCTTTTCCGTAAGCCGTGGCGCGGAAGATCGAGCCCGCCCCGGTGTTGATAATGCCCGACAGATCGGCGTCAATTTTGGTGAAGGCCGTGCCGCTGTCCGGCGTGATGACGCGGAACACGCCGCTGCCAAGCTGGTTTGAGGCCCCGTTAAGGTTGCTGCAAAAACCCATCTGGGCGGCAGTCACCATCGCCGTGCCGGTTACGGTCCCGCCCGTCGTTTCCGAGGTGAACCAGAAGGAGTCATAGTCAGTGGCGCCGGATTTATACGTCGCGCCACCGTCGAAGCTCAGGCGGCCTTGCAGGTTGCCGATCCCGCTTTGCGAGTAATCCCAGATATGGATTTCCCAAGCCCGGCAGCCGGTCGGGTCGTTCGGGAGCGCGATGTCAACCGAGGTCTGAGCCGTGACCTGCGTGGCTTCTGTGTAGACCGTGCCTTGGAGCTTCTTGCCCTGCTCCTTGAACCGTCCCGTCACGTTGACCAGTGCGAAGTCGAGCGTCAGGGTGTCGCCCTGCGTTCCGGCCCACCCTTCGATGGTGAGCGTTCCCCCGGTGTTGTCGGGGCTTGGGTCGCCCACGCGGAACAACACCGCGCCCGCCGATCCGGTGATGGTGAAGCGTCCGTCACCCGTCACCGTGCGGGAGAGGTCGCCGGTCGAGGAGCCGAGGAACGAGACATCCTCATAGCCCCGGTTGGCAATCGAGGCGTCCGCGCTGGTGAGGTACTGAATATCGACCAGAAGCCCGTCAGCGGCGAAGATTTGCGGCGTGATGCCTGCGGAGTTGGCGACCACCGGATTGGCCAGCGGTGTTGACAGGCTGGCGTCCGAGAACAGGCTTGAGGGGTTGGTCGTCCCGGCATCGTACACGCGCACCTTGCCCCCGGAGACGGGGACGTTCGAGGCGTCCGTGATCAGGATGCGTCCGTCGTATAGAAGGCCCATGGCGCCTCACAGTGCGGAGTGATAGGGTGGGGGAATGGCCGACGATGAAATTCGCTGGGAACTAGGCGAGCGGATCGTGAGGGACGGACAATTCGTCCCCGGCCTGTTTGTGTTTTTCTATGCCGGCGTGATCGGCTGGAAGTGGATCGCTAGGGCTGTGCGAAGACGTTGGGCGGCGCTTCGGAAGCCCGCGCGCCTCCTGCAACTCCCGCCGCCGTTGAAAGCCTTGCCGCCTCCCGACCCGCAATCCCGGCTATAGGCGGGCCGTATCCAGGCGGCGGCGCGACCCTGCCCTCGGCAATCAACCGCTGAAGCGCCTCGATGTCCTTGGCGGTCACGTTTTCCGCCGCCTTGCGGAAGTATCGGCCCGCCAGTTGCATCAACGCAGGAACGGCCACGGCGGGGACGCCGCCGCCCGTAAAGCCGCCAGCAATGCCGCCGACAGTGTTGAACAGTGGATTGCGAAGGAGATTGCCGGTGTCACGCAACCTGTTCGCCTCTGGGCTGCCCACGACCACGCGCTCAACGGCGGCGGCTTCCTCTGGCGTCCAGTTGGTGATTTCGCTGCTATGGAGAGGGTCAATCGTCGGGCGGATTTTCGCGCGTTGGGCGTTGACGACGTTTTGCCCGCTGTTGGCCGACGCCGCGCCAAGCTCGCCGGAGCGTTGGCGGTTCGCAATTTCCCTGGCCTTCATCCATTGCGTGTTCGCCTGGCGGGCTTCCTTGATCAGCGGGACGTTGTAGCCGTCCATTAGCTGGTCGATCTCGCTGCGGAGGAAGCGTCCGATAATCGACTCGGCTCCACCTTGCGCCACGGCCATTTCGTAAGCGTCGGCCCGCAGGGCGTCCAACTGCTCAAGCGTGACGTTCCCGGTTTTCGCCATTTCATCCAGTCGGGCGCGAAGGCTGTTGCCGATGGGGAGCGCCATCTTGCCTTCCGGCCCGCTGCCGGCGCGCTTCTGAAACTCAGCCGTAACCCTTTGGGCCAGGCCCTGCATATCATTGTCCGCAAACGTGAAGCCGCTGGCGTTGGCTTGCGTGTAGAGGTCGCGCTTCTTTTGCTCCAGTTCCGCAACCGTTGGAAAAGCCGGGGCGGGTTGAGGCTTGCCTCTGCGCGGGGTCGCCAGCGCGCCACCACCCGCCCCAAGGGCCAAGGTCAGGGGGTCGACCGCCGCACGGCTAGAGGCCGACAGACGCTCTTGAGCCGTTCCCCGATCCGCCGCCGCGTATAGCGCCGCCTGACCGCCTGCGAGGGTTGCGCCGCGCGCCGCGTTGGCAATGCGCCCACCTTGGGCAAACACGTTAGCCGCGCCACCGACCGGGACAACGGTTGTCGAGCCCATGCCCAGGCCCTTGAGCCCCAAGGCCCACCGGGGACGTTCCGCCGCGAATTGGTCTTCCGTGCCGCGCTGGTAGGCCAGTTCTTTTTGGTACGTCTCGACAACGGGGTCGGTCAGCTTGTGGCGTCCAGTGACAACGCCGGTCAGCACGCCGCCCGCCGCCGCCATCTCATCGAGAAAGCCGGTCCCACGGTTGAAGTTCGCCATGCCCCCGGCGATGGTCTCGACAACGCCAGCGGGGCGACGGGCGCGGCTGCTGAAGTCAAGGCCGCCGGTCGGCTTCCCGCCTTGCGGCTTCACGGCGCGGTCTGAGAAATCGAGCGGCATTTAGCGCTCCTTCGTCAAGATGCGGCCATCGGCGGGGTTGATGAAGCGCGACCCGACCGGAATCTTTTCAAACTCAGCGGCGGTTGTCGGCGCCCACGGGTTCGCCTCGGTTCCTGATGGTGCCTTTGCACCCTTAAACCGGGCGGCGGCGGAGCGTTGTTGCGGCGAAAGGCGCTGGTCGAACCCTTGGGGCGGCGCGCGGCCATCAGCGTTGCGGGGCGACGTGTTGCCCCCTGGCGCTGCCCGCGCTCGCCCGCTTGGACCGTCGCTCTCGAAATCCCACGTCCCCATCTGCGGGAAAGGTCGGGGCCGCCCGCCGAGGTCCGCTGCGGCGTTGACCATCATGGCGCGGTTCATTGCCTTGCGGGAAAGGTTATCCGGCGTGTCGCCAAGCTGGGGAAGGTTCGCCCTGATCTGTCGCTGCGCTTCCGATGCGGTCACGGCAGCACCGGACATGATTGGCAGGAGGGCGGCCTCGAAACTTTTCATGGCTTGGTCGTAGGCTTGGTAGTCATCCCCACCGATGGTCTTGGCTATCGCCATTTTGTCGATGCCAAAGATGGTTCGCTTGCCGCCTTCTTCCTCCGCACTGAGCGCCATGTTTGCGGCGCCCCAATCCTTGTTGAGAGGGTTAAACCCGCCGCGAAGGCGTCCGGTCGGCTGCGTGTTCCAACCTTCGGACTTGTACATCTGGCGTTGCGCGGAAACGACGGGACCAAGCCCGAGCGCGATGCGGGCGCGGCTTTCGGAGCCGGGCGTTAGCGGCGCGAACGGCTGATCGGCGCTTGTGCGCGGAACCGATTGCTCAAACTGAGCCGCCGACATCCCCTTCGGAATGGGGTTCTCAATCCACTCTTGCCCATTCCACTCGGCAAAGGCCAAGCCGTCCTTGCGGACACGTCTTTCGCCAGGCTCGGGCATTAGTAACCCTCCGGAAGTTGGGCGCCGAGCGAACGCCCGCCGCTGGATGCCCCGCTACGGCCCGGAGCGCGCGGCGCGAACGTCTTAGGCCCGCCACGCCCGACCACCTCGCCGGTTGACGGCATGACGGCGATCCGCTCGGGCGCCAGGATCAGCGGCTTTTCGGGGGCGTTGATGACCAGTTCCGCCTTGCCCGTCCGCCCACTGGCGCGCGCGAGACCCGCCGACGTGGAATAGAACTTCCACTCGTCATCGAGCTTCGCCCCGAACGCCTGCAATTCGGCGTCGGTCAGGTCGGCCTCGGTCTGGCTGTCGATCTCCTCTTGCGGTACGCCGTAGGAAAGCAACTCGGGCGCGCGACGCCGCCACGCGCCAAGACGTTGGCCTTCCGGCACGGCGGAGAGGTCTTGTTTGATGGCGCGGAGGGATTCGATCCGCTCCTTGACCAACTCGCGCTCATCCGCCGTCGCCTGGCGCTTGTCCTGCATGGCCTGGCGCTCGTCGAGCCGCCCTTGACGCTGCAAGCCCTCCGCCTGCCCGCGAAGGGTCAAGGCGTCATCCGCAAGCCCCGCCTCCCCATAGACGCCCGCCGCGCCCTGGTAGTCACCCGACGCAATCATCGGAGCGGCGCGGGTGGACGCGCGGCGGGACCGGATGCGGTCGTCAAAGGCGTTGGCGAAGTCGGCCCCGGCCTGCACGTTCGGAAGCCAAGAGCCCTCCTGAGCGAATAGGTTGCGCGCCACTAGAACACCCCCTTGGTATTGGCGAAGGTCTTCGGCGCCGACGCGCCACCAAAACCACCGCCCCAATTCGCGAAGGCGTTGCCCGCCGCACCCGCAACCGCGCCGTAAAGCTGCTGGTTCGCCGTCGCGCGGGATTGCGCCCGTTGCCCGGTCGATGCGGCCTGATCGCCGTAGATGTTGGAGGCGTTGTTGGCGAAGTTCGTGCCGGCGTTGCCGACCGAACCCGCCGACATGCGGCCAATGTCCGTCAGCTTGAACAGGTTATTGTTGGCGGTGTCGTAACGGTCGGTCTGATAATTGCGGTCGGCGTCAAAGCGGTTGTCGCCGTAGGTGCGCTGATCGACGTATCGGGCCGTTCCGTAGTTCCGGTCCTCGGAGAACACGTTGTCCGCCCGGCCTTGGCCGTATTGGAACTGCTGGTTCGTCCGGTCGAAGGCTTGAAGCTGGCGATTGTACCAGTCCGCATAGCCCTGGTTTGCAAGCCCCTCGCCGCGCGCCTGGAGCGCCATTGCGGCGTCCCCGGACCGAAGCTTGCCCCGCGCCGCCGAGGCCGCGTTGACGGCTTTCAGGCCCTCACTAAGCCGGAACTGATAACCCGGATCGACCTGGAACTTGGCGGGGTCGATGAAGCCTTGCAAGCTCGGCGCTTGCATCGCTGCCCCACGCTCATACGTCGGCGCTTCCGGGGCGTCCGGGCGGCGCATGTTCATGTAGTCGGGAACGGCGTTCGGGTCGGGCGCGGCGGTATTGAGCGTGCGACCCTCGCCCTGTCCGTGCGCCTGATAATGGTAGGCCGCCGCCTCCTCCGGGCTGTCGATCACCCCGCCTTCCCAATTCGGGGGCGTCTGGCCAACGGACGATTGCGCCCACGCGGCGACGTCGGGGTTGGCTTGCAAGTAGGCTTGATAATCCTGGCCGTCGCCTTGTTGCGGTGTCGGTTCGCCGGGGATGCCGCCCGCAAAACCGCCCTCGACCTTGGCCGCGCCGCCCCCGCCCGCGTTCACGGGGCCTTGAGGCGTCATCGTCCAGGGGTTTTGACCGTTCGGGCGTGGGGTGAGGCCAAGCCGCCCCATCAGCGCCTGTTGCGCCGTGTTGCCGCCCTCAATGTAAGGCGTGTTAAGCCCGACGATGCGGTCAAAGTTGGCCTGCTGTGCGGCAAGGCTCTCACGCGCCGCCTGCTGGTTTGCGGCGTCGGTCTTTGCGGCGGCTTTCTTGGCGCTCGACGCGCCCAGAAGCGAAGCCCCGATGCTCAACGCGGGGCCGATGAGTGCGGTGAGCGACATCTCGCCTCCTAATCAAGCAGGTCCCAGAACCGATCACTTCCGCGCCCTTCGGCGTCGGCTATCGGTTCAAGCGGGAGAGGATCACGCAACGGGAAGGCCCGAGCCCACCAGTCGCGGAAGTATTTGGTAGCCAAACCGCCATCCACGAGGACGACCATCGACTGAAACGGTTGCAGCGGTGAGCGGCTTCTGATCTGGCCTAGCAAGAGCGGCGTGGCCCGCCCGCTCGTCATGAAAAGCATCGAATTGCGAATGGTCACGGTACGTTGACCCGCACCGCCGAAAAGCGCCGCCCAACCGGGTCCGACACCTCAAACTTCAACATGAGCCCGTACGGCGCCCGCGCCTGCCCCAAGGCCGTCCAACGCACCGTTTCGGCGTTGCGGCCCGTTGCGCCCAGGCTCCGATACCGCGCATCGCTCCACGTCGCGCCACGGTCCCTAGACCACCGAACCCCGATCAGCGGGGCGCTCCCCTGCCCGCTTCGCGGCGCGTCGCCCGTCAGGCAATCAAGCTCGACATTGCCGATGTCCGCCGTCCCCTCGGGCACGTCCACCACCGCCATGAACTCCAGCGGAAACACCGTCGAGCCGTCCGTGCGTCGGTCGGGGTCTAGTCGGTAGAGCTGCGAGGATAGACGATCCGTCGCCAGGACCGTCCCGCCGAGGTTGGCGAAAAAGCGGGGCCGCCAGTAGTCATAACCGAGCGAAAGGAAGTTGGACCAACGCTTGGTTGAAAGGTCATAAACCCACGTTGCCGTTGTGCCGAGGTGCAGCACATAGAGCGGGTGCTGGTCATAGATGAAATACGACGCCGACAGGTCCGCCGCCGCCGTGTTGCGGATTTGCTCCGAAAGCCCGCTATCCGAGATGACCGAAGGCGGCCCGCCCTCGCTCACGTTTACCGAGCAATTGTCGTCAACCCAAAAGAGCGCCCCCGCCGCGTTAACCGCCGAAGCGATGGCCCGACACCCGATGTCGAACTTCAAGCCGCCCGCCGGTTCCAGTGGCGACGCGGCGTCACCCGTCAGCCGCCAGAACTCCGTCGTGGCCGAACCGAAAAGCGCCAGTAGCTCCCCAAACGCCCGCACGCCGACCAGCGGGTCGGGCGCATATTCCGCCGAGGCGAAGTCAAGCGCGGACCATGTCGAGGTGGCGGGGACTTGGTAGTAAAGCGCATCCGAGCCCGCTTCCGGCGCGGCCCAATAGCCCCCAAAGAACGCCACCGACGTCGCCCCGGCGTTGCCGGAATCTGGGAACGTCTCCGCCACAACCGACACGCCGCTGCTGTCGTACTTGTAAAGCGCCGAACCCGTCGCAATGCGGATGATCGAGTTGTAATCGGCGTCGAGGCCGCCATCCATTTCGACCACGCCCGAGCCCGGAATGGTCCCGGTCAATGCCGTCACCGCACCGCCCGACGTCACCCGGTAGCAGGTATCATTGGCGACAACGAAAGCGTCACCACCGATCAGGCCCGCCTTCTGAAACACCCCCCGGATGGGCGCCGTTCCGACCGTGGTGAAGTCCTCCAGGCCGGGCCGCGCGATCAGCGCCGTGGGGGCGCTCGGAAGCGTGGGCGCGTTCTCGGATATGCAATTCAGCGCAATGGCTTCCGGGAAGCCGGTGCGCTTGTAGGCGCCGAAGTAAACGAGCGCGTCGGCCATCAGATCAGACCCTCCTCGCGCGCGTGTTCGGAACAGTGGTTACGGGACCAGAGAAGCCCGTCGATCAGCCTTGCCGCCCGTACCGCCCACCGCTTGCCGTGGTGCGCTTCCATGCCCACGCGGGCGGAGAAGCTGTTGCGCGGATCACCGCCGGTCAGGGCGTTAACGAGGTGAGAGAACCCGGCGAGGACGCGCTCCAGATACCGCCTCACGGCCACCCCGCACCCATGTCGATAGCCTCCAGCTCGGCCCGCGTCGTGACCGACCGACATTCGTCCTTGAGCCGCCACCAGTTGGCCTGCGCTTGCATCGCCCACGCCCGAAGCCCCTGCATCAGGGCGTAGGTCTCGGCGTAGGTCGGGCGGATGAAGTTGTTCGACGTCGTGCGGATACCCGGCGCGTCAATCGTCAGGTCGCCTACACCCGCCGCGATAGCCTCGGCGCATATGTCCTTGAGCGTCAGCCAGTTGGTCCGGTCCAACTCATTGCGGATTTGCAACGTCTCGCCGGGGTAGTCATCGAGCGGAAAGCCCGGCGCCAGGAACGCCGCATAGGCCGCGTCCGCCGCCAGGATGCGCCGGTCCCGCTGCGGCGAGGTGGGCGCAAGGGGACGCAATTAGTAGACCGCTATCATCGACGTGGCCGATTGGCCGGTCGTGCTTGTGCTGTTGACCCGCTTGAACTGGATGGGGAGCAACGTCCCCGCCGGGACGGCCTCCAGAATCTTGGTCGTGTTGTCCGGCGCCACCAAGGCGATGTTGCCCGCCGCGCCAACCCAAAGGGCGCGCGGATAGTTGCCGTTGAGCTTGGCGATGTCGGTGCTATCGGACGCCGTGACGGTCGCCAGGGATGCGCCGGGGCGCGTCATGTCGGACATCTAGGTCTCCATATTCAGGTCTTCAGGCCGCAGGAGCGCCCGGTCGAAGGTGGGGGTATATTTCTGGTGGAACGCCGCCCGGATGGCCGTGCGTCCGGCATTGGCGAGCGCCATCACGTCATCCGGGGCCGCACGCTGGAACACCGGCCCCGCAATCCGCGCCGCAATCATCGCCGCCACGTCGCCGTCATGCGTCGGGCCGAACGGCTGCTCACTTGTCAGCGCCAGGCCGGTCAGCGTCATCCACGTCTTCAGTTCGGAGATGTAAATCTTGCGCGTGGAGCCCGAGGTTCCCGTCGTCTCGACAATCGCGCCGTTGTACGGAAGCCGGTCGGAGCCGTCCTCGGTGATGGTCGTGGGGATAGTCACCGTGGGCGAACCGCTGGTCCACGTGATCCGCTCGTTTTCCTTGGCGGTGTAGTCCGCCGTGATCAGCACGTCGGTCAGCTTGCGGATCGGGAAATAGAGATAGTAACTCTGGGCGTCCTCAAGCGCGGCGTCCATTTGCTCCGCCTCGGGCGTGTCGCCCATGGGCAGGGCGCGCGTCATGCGGATGGCCCGCGTGAGGATAACTCGCATCGTGGTCATGCGGCCTCCGCCAAGTCACCGCCGGGCTGCCGGCGTAGGTAGGTGTGAAAGCTTCCCGAATAGGCCGTTCCGTCCGCGCCGTGGTGCGTCAGTTCAAGCCTCGGGTTGATCCATATTTCCCCGCCCCGCGCGTTCCATCGGCGGGAGAAGGCGTAGTCCTCGCCGTACCAGACGCCATCGAAAGCGCCGTGGTTAAACAGGTCGTGCGAGAGGCGATAAAGCGGACCGTAGTTCAGTTCCGGGTAAGCCTTCATCATTTCGTTGACGGCGTGCGGCGTGACCTTCAGGAACCCCGCCGGAACCCATTCGCCCCGGATGCAGCCGTCTTCGCGTTGTTCCGGGTAGCCCTCGGCGTCCGTGCGCCAGGTTCCCATATATTCGACCTTCTCGGTCTTGAAGCGGTAGGTCCCGCAGACAACGTCACCCGGCGTCTGCACCAGCTTGACCAGTTCGCCCGGTTCCCAAGACATGTCGTGGTCAATGAACACCACCACGTCAGGCTGCACGTCCAACGCCTTGCGCAGCATCGAGGACCGCGCGTGTGAGATGTAGGCCGAGCCGACCTCGTTGACCGCGTAGTGTTCAAACCCCGCCGCGTCGAGGTGCGGGACCTCAGCCTCCAGGGCCGCCAGATAGGCGTCAAACGGGCGCTTGATCGTCGGGGTGCAGATGACCAGCTTCAAGGCTTTCGCCCCGCGCCTAGCAGCGTCCAGAACTCCAGCGACGTAGCCGAAACATCCTCAAAGCCCGCCGCCGTCATGGCCTTGGCGAGCGTGTCAGGCACAAACCCGCAATGGTGCGCCATGTAGGGCATTTCGCGGATCAGCCGCGCCATGCCGTAATACATATCAAGGCCGCACACCGGACCCGCCGGGGAGTCGTACAGAACCTCCTCGTCGGGCTTCACGCCGTCCAGATTGGGGACAACGACAATCGCCACACCGCCGGGCTTCAGCACCCGGTAGAACTCGCCCAACGCCACCGGAACCTCGTGCGGGTAGACGTGTTCAAGCGCGTGGCTGGTATAGAGAACGTCGAACCCCCCGATGTCGCCCATGTCGAGCATTGAGGCGACGATATGCGGCTCAACACCGGGTTCGATGTCGAGCCGCACCTCGTCATGGCCCGTCAGCCACGCCGGAAGCGGATCACGCCCACAACCGACGTGGAGAACGGTCTTACGCGGCTCTAGCAAACTCACCCACCATTCTGTCGGCGGCGGCGGCGTAAGCGTCCGCAGCCTGTTGTGCCGTGTCGAAACGGCCAAGGTGATGATGCCGACCGTTGACCACGATCTGGGCAACCCACTTGTTGCGCTTCTTGTCGAAGCTTGCGCCTTTCAGCCCGCTCGTGTTGCGGTCGCGCATCCCCATGTTGTGAATGTTCTGCCAACGGGACGCGGCGCGGAGGTTGCTCCAGCGGTTGTCGGCCCGTTCGCCGTTGATGTGGTCAATGTCTTCAGCGGGCCACTCGCCCGTCATGTAGAGCCGCGCGAGGCGGTGCGCCCGATAGGGCCTGCCGTCCACGGTCACAATCCGATAGCCGCCGCCGTCGTGTTTAGGCCCCGGCTTAATGTAGCCAACCGGCTTGTTCATGTAGTGCGCCGACTGAGGGCGGGCCGCGCCTACCCGGCGAAACTCCCCCGTCTCCGGGTCGTAAGCCAGTAGCTCGGTAAGGCGCTCGCGCGTCAGGGGCTTGCGGTCAGCGTTTGAAACGCGTTTACGTTGGGTAGCCATTTGAACCTCTGCGAAGGTTTGAGTGGTCAGGTCCCCGGTCGGCGTTAGCGCGCCTCCGGGGACCGCCAATATAGCGGAAAGCTTAGTTAAATCAAGTACTAAGCTGACCCTTTCCACAGACCGAGATTGGTCAAGGTGTTCATGATCTCAATGATCGCGGCCTTGACGTCGCTGGTGACGTCCGCCGAAGAGGCGGTGCCAACGAGCGCGGTTCCCTGGGCGGCGCCCGCACGCTGGCTGATTGCCGTGGTGCCGTAAAAGCCGATCAGGTGAGAGGTGGCTTGACCCACCTTGAGGCCGTCCGCAGGGGCGCGGCCAACAACTTCAGCAGTCATGAGACTGTCCTTTCAAAAGATACGGGCGGCCCCGCTAAGGACCGCCCAAGTTGGGGGAGAAGGCTTAGGCCGTGCCGGAGAGGCGGACGCCGCGACGCTTGTCCACGTTCTTCACGCCGTACACCACGTCGAAGCGGTGCATGTGCGTGTCGTTGGTGGAGTCGGACGAACGCCAGTAGCGCAGCGTCAGGCCGGTTTCGGGGTCGGTGGCGTACTCCGCCTCGCCCGAATACGGCATGATCAGCTTCGCGGACACAAGCGCGATGGCTTCCGGGCGGAAGACGGTCGCGAACTTGTACGTGGTGTTGTCCGTGTCGGCCTCGGTGTCGGAACCCATCCACTGGATCGCGGCGTTGTCGTCGGGCGCCGTCGAGGACGTGCCCCGGCAAGAAACCGTCTGGAACGCACCCGACGAGATGATCGGCGGGCTGATCGTGATGTCCAGGTTCTGGTCGTTGCCCGTCCCGGTCGCCGCCGAGGTGCCGCCCGTAATCACCGTGAACTGCTGGAGGTAGTCCAGGCGCTCCTTGGTGATCGGGTTGACCGCGTAAACGTCCGCAATCGTGAACACCTCGCCCGCCGCGACGGTCTTGGCGTTGCCGACGTTGTCAATCGACAGCGTCTGCGTCCAGTTGCCCGAGGCGACTTCCGAGTAGGCCACATCCTGGTTGGCGCCGTCGATGACCGCGTTCCCGTCGCGCGTGCCGGTCGTGACCGTCGCCGCGTTCTGGGTCGAGTACCAGTCGATGTTGCCCAGCACCGGGAGCTTGGCGCGGGTCAGCGCGTCAGTGGCTTCCTTGGTCTGAGCGGTCAGGCCCGACAGGCTGCCGAGCATGGCCCACGCATCCGAGGGGTGCATGAAGCCGACGCGGCCATCGGTTTCCACCGCTTGCTCGTCCAGGCGCTGCGGAGCCTTGGTCAGGTCCGCATAGCTGTTGATCGCCTGGCCGGGCGTGCCGACCCAAGAGTAGAACTGCTTGGTAACGGCATGGATGTCGCCGTCGATCTGGTTGGCGAGGCGGCTCATGGCCGACGCCATCACCTTCGACTTCAGGAGGCTGTCAACGGTCAAGGTCTCCTCAAGCGAGGTGAACTCGACGTCGATACCCTTCTGCTTGTCGATGGTCACGGCGATTTCGCCTTCGACCACGTCTTGCACCGAGGCGACCGCACCGTCACGAACCGTGAACTCGGGCGGACGCTTGACATAGACGGTCGTGCCGTTGGCCTGGCCGTTCCGCTGGATCGGCTTGACCACCATGTCCTTGTACTCGCCGGAGACCAGCTTGGCCGCGACGAGGTTGTTCTTCAGGAGTTTAAGGCCGACGTTGGCGTAGACCTTGGGGGAAAGGAGGGAGTTAGACACCTTTGGGGTTCCTTACGGAAAGGAGCCGCCGACTAGCCGTAGGTTTTCTCGAAGGTCGCGAAGTCGTCCGTATCGGGCGCGACTTGGAAGCGGCCTCCGGTCCCCCGCGCTTGCGGGGGTGGTTCCGGGGCGTCGGTGGCGGTTTTGGGGGACGGTCGTGACGCCGTGGGCGCCGACAACCGGGCTGCGAGTTTTCCGATCTCAACGGCTTGGGCGTAGGGATTGAGTGCCGCGATGCGACGCGCCTCTGCCGGGTGTTTCGCCATGTGATACGCCAGGGCCGGCGCTTCATCGGCTGCGCGAGCGGCGTGCTGCATGACTTCCGTCATCACAGACGCGGCGCGCTCGTAGTTGTGACCGACCACGTCATAGAAGTCCGGGGTCTGACCGGCGAAGGTCTCGGCCCGCTCGTTGAACCGCCGACGTTCGGCCACTTCGGCCTCACGTTGGGCGCGCTCGCTGAACTGGCGCGTGACTTCCTGCCGGGCTTCCCAAGCGGCCTGCGCCCGAATAAAGCGCACGTCGTTTTCCCCATGCTCGTAAGCGTAGGGGCTTGGTTCCGGGTCTTCATCGACCTGGGGCTCGGGGTCGCGCTGGCGCTCTTGCGGCTGGGTGGCTTTCGCCCTCCAGAACTCCGCCTCGCGTTCGGCGTCCCGTTGCTTGCGGGTCAGTTCGTCGATGCGGTCTTGAACCGTTTTCTTGGCTTTGGGCTTTTCGCCCGCGCCTTCTGCGGTTTCGGCGGGGGCATCGTCCCCGAATTGCTCGTCACCCTGAGCGGGGGCTTGTTCCGTAACCTGATCGGCAACGGACGCATCTTCGGTCACGCCTTCCGGCGCGGTGTTGGCTTCTGACATTGGCGCTTTCGCGAAGTCCCGAGGCGCGTGATCCGGGGGCGGGACGAACCCCCCGGCGCGAAGCTTTAGCGTTGGCCTAGGCCCTCAGTTGGGCTAGTCTTCGCGGATGCAAGACAACACTATCCGCGCCGTTCACAAGGCGCTGATCGAAGCGGTTCCGTCTCAAGGCTCCGTGGACATCTTGGGGCTTGCCATCGTCGCCACGCAGACGCTGCGCAAATACCGGGAAGACATGACGTGCGGGCTAAACATCGACCAGCTAATCTGGTTGATTGACGATTACCGCGAGCGCACCGGCCTAGACGTTGATAGCGTCCCGACCCGGCAATCGTCTATTAGCCTGCCTCTTGAGACGTCGGCGGGTTGAGACGTTCGGCAAGGTCCACTTCGGCGGTCATCGCCTCAAGCGGCTTGCGTTCCAAATCCATGATGTCGCCCTGCAGCGCGACCTGTGACCGTTGGGCCTCGACCTCGGCCTTGACGGCGTCGGCCTGGGCCTTGCGTAGCTGCGCCATCTTAAGCGCCTCATCGAGCGGCGTGACGGCGGGGCCGGATTCCTGACCGACCGATTCGGCCTCGCGCATGGCCTTGATCGCTTCGGCCTGGGTCTTCTGAACCTGGGCTTCCTTCTCCGCGAGCGCCAGTTGCCCGGCCTGCATCTGCATGGCCTGCTGCTGCTGTTGATCGGCCTGTTGGGCTTGCATCGCCTGCTGACGCTGTTGCATCTCCTCGGGCGACAGGTCTTCGTCCTTCTCCTCGGCCATGCCGGGCGGGAGCGCCTTCTTGAGTCGTTCCGCGATCATGTCCGCGCCGGGCCAATCCATGTTGCGCGCGATCAGGTCGCCCGCCATCTGGGCGGCGCCCGGAACCGCCTGCATAAATTGCATCATGCTCTCGGCGGCCTCGACGCGCTTTGTGCTGTAGCTAGCGCCCGTCTCGACCACCACGTCATAGCGGCCACGGTTGATGTCGATACTCTCCGGGTTCATCGGGTCGTTGATGCGCTTGACCTTCACCGCCTCGTCCTCACCGATCACGCGGATCGTGCGCGCGGTGTCGTAGGCAATCGGGATCAGCGCGTTGATGACCCGCCCGGCCTCGGCAATCGCGGCCTGGAGGTTGTCGTGATAGATATAGCTCGCAACGTCGCCTTCACGCTGGCGGGCGATGATGGCCTTGCCGCTGGTCTCGTTGGACGTCATGCCGAGCGAGGCGTCGTGCAGCCCGGTCGTGTCCTTGATATCCTGGGTTAGTATCTGGCTCTCTTGCAGCACCGCGCTGTTGAGCGTCGGCGGCCCGACGAACTCCGGCGACACCTGACCCGACCAGATCAACAGGTCGTCGTTGTTCTTGTAGGCTTCCCGGAACGCCTCCTGATCGCCCTCGGTGTTCTCGTGCAAAATCCACTTGCCGTTGCCCGCAAGCGCCAGCATTTCCGCCGACTTCGAGCGCCAGTAGTTCCGCAGGCGGTAGCTGTCGCGGGCGAAGCGCACAAGCCCGAACCGCACCCGCTTGGCCCTGACGTTGATCTCCCAACCGCGCGCCCGAAAGATCGGCAGGCGGGGAATAGGTAGCTCGTGCGGGCCGGACAGGATCGCGTGGCCCGTCATCAGGTACATGCAGGCGTACTTCCGAACGCCCTTGCGGATCATCGGCTCGCCGTCATCGTCCAGCGCAACGGGCGCGGGCAACGGGCGCAACTTCTGGCCCTTCGACGTCCGCACGATCATGGCGGGCATCAGCGGGTCGGTCTGGTCAACCTCAACCGTCGAGCCGGTCGCAAGCCGCGCGTACGTCGTCGGCTCCGACTTCATGCGCCAGAACTCGACAACGCGGACCTCGTCGCGCTTGTACCAGCCGTTCGCGTCGGCCTTGGGGACCTCTAGCTCCGAAGGCAGCTCGTCCTTCCAGCGCTTCTCAAACGCCTTGCGGGGCATCGCCTCTTCAACGAAGCACCACTCCGCGTCACGCGCCGTCCGTTCGACCGCGAACGGGTCCCACACCACCGCGAAGGCGTCGGGGATGTTCTTGATCTCGATGTCGCGCTCGAATCCGGTGTCGTCGGCGTACTTCAGCCCGACACGGAAGTTGCCGATGCCGCACCCGACCTGGTTCTCACCCGCCGCGATGTAGACACCCTGCGCGTCGTTATCCCGCTCGATGGCGCGGATCAGCCCCTCGCGGACCTCGGCCAAGTCCTTGTCGGCGTCTTCAGCAGGGCGCACGCGGATGGACGGGCGGTTGATCCGCATGTCGCCCACCACCTGGGCAATCTTCTGCGGTAGGTCGTTGATCGTCAGCCGGGGCTTGCCGGCGCGAGCCTTGACCGCATCGTCATCCCACTGGTCGCCGGCCAAGAACTTGAGGTCTTCGTCAGCCTGGTCGCGGTTCTCGCGGTCGTAATCGACGCCGTTCTGAAATAGCTCGCGGACCTCCTGGCAGAACTCGGCCTCGTCCTTGTAGCCCGGTGGCACCTTGGCTTTGCGGGCGGGCTTTTCGGCGTCGTAAGCCATGATCACCTGCCCATCCATGTGTTGCCGCCCGCGTGAACGGGCCGCCGTGCCGCTTCCCGCTTCACGCGGGGCTCTTCATACGCAACCGCCAGATACCGGAGCGCGTCAGCGGCGTGTGACGTCCAGTCGTGCAGCGGACCCATCCCGAGGCGGCGCTTCTCGTCCCGCTTCTCGCGGTAGTCGCGGATCGCCCGAAGCCCCAGTTCGCACCGCTTCTCGTCAATCCATGTGCGCGGGATCAGCCGCCGAACCGCCTCGATGCCGTCCTCGACACTCAGCTTCGGCGCGATGCGCGTCCGAAAACCCAGGCCCTCCAGCATCTCGACCCGAGACTTGCCGGTCCCCAACTCCCGCGCCTGCGCGTCATGCGGCAGGATCAACGGCGCATAGGTGTAAGGCTTGTTCCGAAGTTCCCGAGCGTACCAATCGAGCGCGACCCCGTTGTTCTCAATGTAGTCAATCAACCGGACCTCAC